ATGCCGCTCGGATGCGCCGCGACGATGGATTCGATCAGCTTGAGTTCTTCGGTCAGCGTGGCGCGTGGCATCAGATGGGGCTCCTTCCGGCGGGTCTGTCACGCCATGTCGTGCAGGAGTGACAAAGCGCGACACCATTATGTCGCGCAATGCGTCGCACCTCAAGCCAAAAATGTCGGGCTTTGCTCAGTTTTGTCACGTGAGCGCGCCACTTTGGCTGATCGCATCCGCCTGCCGTGCGTTCGCTGACCGAGAATTTCTGGACAGATGACAAACCGCTGGGCCAGCACAGCGAGGCCGAGGCCTTGCAGGTGATCGAGGCGATTGTGACCGGCTGGACGGAGGCCATGGCGGCTCACCACCAGCAGGCCAAATATCCGCCGGTGCGGGGCATTGCGCCCTACGAGACGCAGGCACCGCAGTTGGTGGCCAAGTTGGAATCGGCTGCTGCAGTCGCGCCTTCTCCGGCAGCAACCTTCGATCCGGCCAACCCCTTTGCAGACCTGGAGGATGACCTGCCCTGGGAGACCGGAGAGGTGGTGGCAGGGCAGCCAGTCAAGCGTGGGAGGGCGAGGTGACGTTGGACTTCAATCATCGCCCCGCCTTCCACGAGAGGGTGACAGGCTTCATCGATGCTGCCTTGGATGCCGAACGTGCGGAACAGACCCCGCACAACTACCTCGGCGCCTCCCGCCTGGGTGTGGCTTGCGAACGGGCGCTGCAGTACGAGTACGCCGGCGCGCCAGTCGATTCCGGCCGGGGTTTCTCAGGTCGCATCCTGCGGGTGTTCGAGGTTGGCCATGTGCTGGAAGACCTGGCCGTGCGCTGGCTGCGCATGGCGGGCTTCGAGCTGCACAAGCAGAAGGCCAACGGCGGCCAGTTCGGCTTCTCGGTGGCGGGTGGCCGGATCAAGGGCCACGTCGACGGGATCATTACGGCAGCACCGCAAGAGCTGGGGCTTTATCTCCCGATACTCTTCGAGTGCAAGACCATGGCCGACAAGCACTGGAAGGCCTGTGCCAAGTCTGGCGTGGCGGTCACCAAGCCGGTCTATGCCGCGCAGATGGCGACCTACCAGGCCTACATGGAAGGCACGGTCGAAGGCATCAGCCGTAACCCGGCGCTCTTCACCGCCATCAACAAGGACACGCAGGAGCTGTGGTTCGAGCTGGTCCCCTTCGATGCGGCGCTGGCGCAGAAGATGTCCGACCGCCCGGTGCGAGTGATTCAGGCGACCGAAGCCGGTGTGCTCTTGCCGCGCGCCTTCGCCGAGGCCAGCCACTTCGAGTGCAAGTTCTGCAGTTACGCGCAGCGTTGCTGGGGAGGTGAGCGATGAGCACACCCATTCAGCAATCAAGCGTGGGCGGCGGCGTACTCGTGGGCCGTCGGCAAAGTGCGCGGAAGTGTCTTCGTCTTCGGGCGAGTGGCTTCCCAGCCCAGACAGGCCAGCCAGATGGAACGCGGGATGGCTTTGTGCGCGGTGCGGTAGTAGCTCACCATGCGTCGGCTGATGCCCAGCGCTTCGGCAGCCGTGGTCAGCGACAAATCGTTGCGGTGCATCCAGTCGCCGAACATCTCGTGGCTGACTTCGCCAGCCTGTTCCTTGGCCCAGGCGTAGACGTTGTCTTCACCGAACTCGGTGTCGAACCACTCAATGCTGCCACCCCACTCGGCGATGTGCGCACGCGCAAAAACCTCGGCATCGAGGATAGGCGCGAGTACCGGAATCTTGCGCAGGATGTCGCCGACATCGACATCCAACACTTCACCGGTGCTCCAGGTGGTGCGCAGGCGGTACGGCGCCAGTGCCTCGACAGCCGTCAGTTTTGGGAAAAAGTAGTCACTCATGGGTTGTTCCTCCGCCATTCGTCGAACAGGGGTGTTATCGAATCGTTGCAGGATCGGCATTGCTCGAAGTATAGTGCAATGGTTGCTCTATCACAAGGTCAATCTTCAGGCAGGAGGTCGGTCATGAGCACGCCTTTGAAGAAAACCCGGGCACGCCGCACTAATTACACCTTCATGGAAACGCGCGGGGATCGGCATCCGACCGATCTGGCGGGGCTGCGCGGTTCTCGCTTCGTGGGTGCGACAGAGACCGAGCAGGGCCGGCGCTGGAACGAGTCGAAGATCAAGGAGATCACCGGTGGCGACCGGGTGTCCGCGCGCTTCATGCGCCAGGACTTCTTCACCTAGGTGCCGCAGTTCAGGTTGGTGATCGCGGGCAACCACAAGCCGGCCATCCGCAACATCGACGAGGCGATGAAACGGCGCCTGCACCGGGTGCCTTTCACCTTGACTATCCCCGAAGAAAAGCGTGACCGCACATTGCCGGCACGGCTGCTTAAGGAGGGCGACGGCATCCTGGCTTGGGCGCTGGAAGGTTGCCTGGCCTGGCAAGCCCATGGTCTGCGTCAGCCCAAGTGCGTGGCCGATGCCACCGATGAGTACTTCGACGAGGAAGACACCATCGGTGAGTTCCTCGACGAGGAGTGCCAGCAGTACCCGCAGGCTCGTGAGGCGGTGGCAGACGTGTTCGAGCGCTGGCGTCAGCGCGCCGAGAAGCGCAGCGAATACATCGGCACCAGCCGCTGGCTCGTGCAGCAACTGCTGCGCCGGGGATTCCAGCGGGGGCGTAGCTCATCCGGCGCGAAGGCGATCTTGGGTTTGTCGCTCAAACCCAAGGATTACGGCACGCGTTTGCCCTACCGCGATGACTGAAAACAGAGATTTGCAACTTATTGATTTTGCACGGATTTGACCGAATCTGTCCGAGCCATGGATTTACCCCTACACGCGTGCGCGTACACGCCTATAGAGAGTTATCCGGGGGCCGGTCAGGTTCGGTCAAAAAGGAGATTTGACGATGACGGCAATGATTTTGGCCCTGGATCTGGGCACGATCAAGAAGCACGCCACCGGCAAGGGCAAGGCCGGCAAGGCCGAGATGATTGCGGCCGCCAAGGCGCGCGGCATCACACCGGTCGACGACAACCACGCCGATGCGCTTGCGCTGCTCAACTGGGCAATGGCTCAAGGGGGTGTGGCATGAGAACTCACACCGCTTCCATCCCCTGCGCCCTCGGGCGTCTGGCGCCGGCCTCACCCGCCAGCACTGATGAGCTGCGCGCGATGCGTGCAGCGGCTTGGCACAAGCAAGGCATCGTGGTCGTGCCACTGGAGGACATCTACGACGACTGGGATCGGGCGTTTCTCTCCGGCATTGCCACCAAGCTCTACGGTGCGCGCACGGCCGCTTCCCGCAAGAGCACACCTTGGGCCGAGGGTGAGGTGATCAACCGGGGTGATGGCGAGACCTGGACGGTGGTGGCGACCACAGCCAAGTCGATCACCGTGCAGCGTGACCGCGATGGGGCGCTCGCCACCCTCGGGCAACTCGGGGAGGGTCGGCCATGACCAAGAAGACGCAACGCGCCAAGGCCCGGGCAGAACGCAAACCCCGTCTGGGTGAAGAACACATCCGCCCGGATGGCAGTGTGATCCGCTACGTGCGGGAAGAGGACGATGACCGCAAGCCCGTCGACCACTACCGCACCGTGGACACGCTGGCGCTGATGCTCCGAAATGGCAGCATCACCGGCGCCATGCTCGACGCGGGGCAGCAGTTCTCGCAGGACTTTGCGCGGGCGTTCGGCAGTGGCGTGGCCAGTAGCCGGCTCGATGGACTGCCAGGAGGGACTGCGCCCGGCCAGATGATGGTCGAGAAGAACGCTAGTGCTGCCCGAGCGGTTCGGGATGCGCTGGAGGCAGTGGGCGGGAGTGGCTCTCCAGCGGGATCGGCGCCGTGGCACGTGGCGGGATTGGGGCAGTCGGTCCGGGAATGGGCACTTCGCCAGGGCTGGGCAGGCAAGGCCATCTCCCTGCACGAGGCCAAAGGCATCCTGGTCGCAGGGCTGGGGGTGTTGGCTCGGTACTATGGCTACGACCGTAGCGGCAGTGCGCGCAGCAGACGCCCTCAACAGACCGAGGCCGTTGCTTGACAAGAGACGCGGGGCTGGGTTTAATAACTGTTATTAACTAGCAGGAGGAACAGCGATGCCAACCAGTGTTGCTCTCAGCCCCCATTTCGAGACCTTCATCCGCCAGCAGGTCGACTCGGGCCGCTTCAACAACGTCAGCGAGGTGATCCGCGCCGGACTGCGTCTGCTTGAAGAGCGCGAAGCCGAACAGGCCACGAAGCTGCAGGCCTTGCGTGAGGCGATTGCGGTGGGTTTGGCCAGCGGCCCTGGGATTCCGGAAGAGGAGGTCTTTGATCGCCTGGAGGCGAAGTATCGCGCGATGGCTGAGAAAGCGGTCTGATGCGGTTGGAGTTCCAGCCGCAGGCCGAGCGCGATCTGG